CCAGCGGAACGGGCTAAAGCATCATTAAAGAATTGGAACTGTTAATATGCCGTTACAGAAAAGTAGTAGTCCCAAAGCATTTAAAGAAAACATCAAAGCAGAAGTAAAAGCCGGCAAGCCTATCAAGCAAGCCGTAGCAATTGCCTATGCTCAAAAACGTGAAGCTTCACAACCTAAAGGAAAAAAGAAATGATTATCAATTTTGGCGATTTAACAATTCAAGAAGCAGAATTAATTCTAATTGGATTAAAAAAGCTACCAATGGAAGCCGTAGAACAAACTCATGCAAAGCTACTAGCTATTGCTAATGAACAGTTTATAGCCCAGCGGTCACAGGAACAACCAGTAGAAGCTACTGTAGAAGAATAATGGACAGACCCGTAGGCCGTCCTTCTAAGTATGACCCAGCCTATTGCGACAAGGTAATAGAACTGGGTAAGCTTGGTAAATCTTTTGAACAAATGTGTGCTTTACTAGGTGTAGGGTTTACCACTATGCGTAGATGGCGTGAAGAACATGAAGAATTTCGGCTGTCCTTGGAAGATGCACATGCTTTAAGTCAAACTTGGTGGGAAGATATGGGCCAAAGTTACTTGGTAGAACACAAGGATGGCGAGAAAATCAATACTGGTTTATGGTCACGTTCTATGGCGGCAAGATTTCCTAAGAATTATTCAGATAGGGTTAAACAAGAAATTAGTGGTCCTGATGGAGTACAGTTAAAAACTGGATTTACATTAATTTTTGAAGAACCAAATGGCACAGACAATACAGGAAGTTAAAGCCAAAGCACGATTTCCAGCTAAATTAAAATGTTTATTTGACCCAGCTAAAGCACGTTATCGAGTGTTGTATGGTGGCCGTGGGGGATCAAAGAGTTGGAATATAGCTAGAGCATTACTATTAAAAGGCTGTGAACAAACAACCAGGGTGCTATGTGCCCGTGAGTTTCAAACCAGTATTAAGGATTCAGTTCATAAACTATTAGTGGATCAAATATTTAACCTGGGGATCGAAGCCCATTATGAAGTAACTGATCGCACTATACGTGGGTTAAATGGCACAGAGTTTATATTTGTAGGTATTAAAAACAATACAAATAATGTTAAATCTATTGAAGGTATAGATATAGCTTGGGTAGAAGAAGCCCAATCAGTTAGCCCTAATTCGTGGAACGTTCTTATTCCAACCATTCGTAAAGCTGATAGCGAAATATGGATTAGCTTTAATCCTGAATTACCCACGGATGAAACTTGGAAGCGTTTTGTAATAAATCCTCCTGAAAACTCTGTTATTCAAAAGATTAATTGGAGTGATAACCCTTGGTTTCCTGAAGTATTAGATTTAGAACGTAGAGCATTACAAGGCCGTGATACAGAAGCATATAACAACGTATGGGAAGGAATACCACGGCAAACGGTCAATGGTGCTATATTTGCTAAAGAAGTTACTATGGCTGAATTAGAAGGCCGTATATGCAATTTGCCTTATGATTTAACAAAGCCAGTACATGCTATATTTGATTTAGGATGGGCTGACCAAACGGCTTGTTGGATATTGCAATTTATTGGCCAAGAAACCCATTTGTTGCGTTATTTTGAAGATAGTCAGCAAACAATTAGTTATTACATGGCTAAACTACAGTCTTTTGGCTATTTGTACGATACGATATGGTTGCCCCATGATGCTAAGGCAAAATCCTTGGGAACTGGCAAATCCATAGAAGAAATAGTTCGAGCAACGGGCATGAAAGTACAAGTTTTGGATAGGGTGCCGGTAGCAGATTCAATTAATGCCGCCAGGACAATATTTAATAAATGCTATTTTGATAGGCAAAATACTGAAGAAGGCTTACAATGTTTAAGACATTACCGGTATGACGTTGACCCTGACACGAAAATGTTTAGTGCAAAGCCACTACACGATGAATATTCGCACGGGGCCGATGCGTTCAGGTACATTGGTTTAATGATTAATGAGCCTAGAAAAGCCCAGCCACAAAGGGCTAATCAACGGGCACCAGCAAGTTGGATGGGATAAATATGGCCGAGTACGAAGATAAAAAATATTATGGTGATGGTGATGGCGATTCACGCATATTCGAAGCTATTGAATTTTTAAGACAGGCCGCAGAAGCAGACACTACAAATCGTGCAGAAGCTTTAGATGATGTAAAGTTTGCGGCTGGTGATCAATGGCCAGTAGAAATACAAAACAGTAGAAACTTAGAAGCCCGTCCTTGTCTTACTATTAATAAAATTGATGCCTATGTACGGCAGATAACAAACCAGCAACGCCAGCAACGGCCACGGATTAAATGCCAGGGCATGAATAACGAAACAGATGCCAAGATGGCTAAAGTCATTACCGGCATTTGTAGGCACGTAGAAGTTAATTCAAATGCTGATCATGCTTATGATACGGCTTATGATTTTGCAGTACGTATGGGCTGGGGATATTGGCGTGTTACAACTGATTATGTGCGGCCTGATTCATTTGATCAGGAAATCTACATTAAGCCAATTGAAAACCCATTTACTGTATATTTTGACCCTAATTCAACAGCACCGGACGGATCAGATGCTGAAAAATGCTTAATTACTGTTGTGCTGGCTAAAGAAAACTTTAGAAAGATGTACCCTGGTGCAGACGATGGCGGTAGTTTTTCTGCCCGTGGAACTGGTGACAGTAATTCAGAATGGGTAACAAAGCACGATATAAGGATTGCTGAATACTTTTATACCCGCATTGAAAGCACCCATTTAATTTTGCTTTCTGATGGCACACACGCATATGAAAACGAATTGCCTTCCGCGATAGCAATGGAATTGGCTGGCATATATGAAGTAAGCCGCCGCAAAACATTTAAGAAATCCATTAAATACTGCAAAGTAACGGCTATGGAAGTATTAGAAGAAGGCGAATGGGCTGGTAAATACATCCCAATCGTGCCAACTTATGGCCAACAATGCGTAGTTGATAACAAACGTAAGAAGTTTGGCCTAGTTCGTATGGCTAAAGACCCACAACGTATGTACAATTTTTGGCAAACATCCATGACAGAATCCGTAGCATTGGCTCCTAAAGCCAAATGGATTATGGCAGAAGGCCAAGATGAAAATCATGAGCAAGAATGGGCTAGTGCAAACAATACGTCTTATGCTTATTTGCGTTACAAACAAACAGATATTAATGGAACACCGGCACCGCCCCCAATAAGGCAAGTGCCGGAACAACCGCCAGCCGCTATTATGGCCGCATCCCAATCAATTACCCAAGATTTACAAGCTGTAGTAGGTATATTTGATCCAAATCAATTACCACAAGGAAATATTAGCGGTAAAGCGTTACAAGGCCAACAAGGCCAAATAGATATGACCAACTTCCATTATTACGACAATTTGACCCGTTCAATTGCCCATACTGGACGTATTATTCTTGATTTAATCCCTAAAATATATAGTGCTGAACGTGTAATGAGGATTATTGGGGATGATGGAAAGCCTGAATTAACGACAATTAATCAAAAAGGTGTAGATGAAAATGGCGTTGAAACTATTTTAAATAATGTTACTGTTGGTGAATACGATGTTGTTATGGAAACAGGCCCAGGCTACAACACTAAACGTCAAGAAGCAGTAGATTCTATGATGACATTGTTGGCGGCTGATCCTAATCTAATGCAACAAGCTGGGGATTTAATCTTTAGAAATATGGATTTCCCTGGGGCTGACATTATTGCTGACCGTTTAGCTTCTGTTAACCCATTGGCACAAATTGATGAAAAATCAGAAGTTCCACCACAAGTTCAAATGCAATTGGCACAAAGCCAACAACAAATGCAAGCAATGGCACAACAAATTGAACAGTTAGCAATGATGATTAAAAATCGTCAGGATGTGGAGCAAGTACGTCAAACTGGTGAAGATCGCCGTGCCGTATTGTCAGCGGAAGTTAAAATGCGTGATCAAAATACCCGTTCACTTACTTCACAAAACAAGACTGAAATTGATGCATTGATGAAATTAATCCTTGGCCATATGGACACGGCTAGGTTAGAAGCTGAAATTAGGGCTAGAAATCAAGATCAATATGGTGTTATGACACAGGCTACACAAGCAATTGAAGATAATATGGCCGTAATGATGCCACAACCACAACAAATGCAACAACAACCGCAACAAATGCAACAAAATATGCCACAAGGTCAACCTATGCAATAAAGTTGCAAAATACTACATTTAGTATTAAGATTACTTAACAACACTACCTATGGTGTTTTCATAGGGTTAATTCTTGGGATAATAACCATGTCAGAAGCAGAAGTAGTTGAACAGCCCAAAGTGGCTAGTACAGTTGTAACTAGTGAAAATTTAGCCGAATTTAATGCTAATAAGCTAGGTTTAGCTTCCGAAGAAAACCCTACTGTGGCTACCGAAATGGTAGAGCCAGCGGTCAATAAAGGACAGAGTGAACCAGGATTAGCTGAAGATGAAGCAACCGGAACAGATGAAAAGAAGCAGAATCCTAAGTTAGAAAAGCGTTTTTCTGAATTAACCAAAGCACGTAAAGAAGCTGAAGCACAGTTGGCTGAAGAACGGAAATCTAAGGAAAGTTTAGAAGCACGTTTAGCGGCATTAGAGGGCAATCAAGCACCTAGACAACAGGAGCAAGAAAGCAATCGTAAGCCATCACCTGACGATTTTAAAGATGCTTTTGAATATGCTGAATCACTTGCTCAATGGTCAGCGGAACAAGCATTAGCAAGGCGTGATCAGGAAGTAAAGCAGAAAGAAGCGGATGCAAAACGTGAAACGGTTTATAAAACGTGGAGCCAAAAGCTAGAAGCTACTAAAGCAGAATTACCTGATTACGAAGATATGGTTGCATCCAGTACAGTAAAAGTAAACGATATTGTGCGTGATGCCATCCTAGAAAGTGATGTAGGACCAAGAATCCTATATGAAATTGCTAGTGATGATGATTTAGCTGAAAAGCTAACAACTATGTCTCTGCCGAGTGCGTTAAAGCTAATTGGGAAGTTAGAAGTACAGTTTGAAAGAACTGATTCTAAAGCTGAAAAGAAAACTGTTGTGGCGAAGTCTAAAGCACCTGAACCGATTCGTCCTTTAAGATCAACGGGTGGCCTTGCAGAAGTTGCTACTGATGGTGAAAACATATCATTTCAACAATGGAAAGCCGGACGTTTAGCTGGGAAGATTAGGTAAAGGTAAACAATTTACTCTTACTTTAAGGAAATATCATGGCAAATAATTTATTGACCATTAGCAAGATCACCAACGAAGCGTTGATGGTTCTTGAAAACGAATTAACATTTACCGGTGAAGTTGATCGTAACTATGATGATCAATTTGCAGTAGTAGGTGCAAAAATTGGTCAAACTGTAAACGTTAGAAGGCCTGGCCGTTTTATTGGTACAACAGGACCAGCATTAAACGTTGAAGATTTCAATGAAACTTCAGTTCCAGTAACTTTATCAACCCAGTTCCACGTTGATACACAGTTCACAACACAAGACTTGGCATTAAGCCTGGACATGTTTAGTGACCGTGTACTCAAGCCAGCTATTGCAACTATTGCAAACAAAATGGATCGTGATGGATTAGTAATGGCCAAAAACAACACAGCCAACATTGTTGGTACTGCTGGAACAGCCCCTACTGGTTTGATTACTTATCTAACTGCGGCCGCTTATCTTGATTCTGAAGGTGCTCCCCGTGACGGTAGACGTTCTGTAATTGTTGAACCATTTACTTCTGCAACTATCGTTGATAGCTTAAAAGGTTTATTTGTTCCAACAGCACAGATTTCAAGCCAATACACAAAAGGTTTGATGGGCCGTGATTCA